TAATTGAATGTATTGTTAGATATGAGGTTGCGTTATTGGGTCTCGCCAAGGAGGTATTGTGAACAATGAATCTCGGGTTATTAAGGAGCAAATAAGAAGAAAAATAGACTTGTATATTTTGTCTCTTGCTATCCTTTTTGTATTCTTTATATTTATAACAAGTAAAATCCCAGTGTGCTTTTCATCCCAGTGTGAATTCATTGGCTTTAAGAGTTTAATAAAAAGCAATATTATTCCAACTGTATGTATAATTCTTCTCCTGTATTGTCTTTTTGCTTATTCAAGGTTCAAATACGATACGAAAAGATCAGTGCAGCTTCCTGTGAAAATATTAAAGATTGAAAAGATAAACTATGAACATTTAACATTTCTTGCTACATACATAATTCCTTTGATAACTTTTGACTTTGAAAAGGAAAGGTATGTTCTAGTTTTAGCTGTACTCTTGATTATTATGGGTGTTATATACATTAAAACAGATCTCTTTTATGCTAACCCCTCGCTTGCTTTACTGGGTTTTAATATTTACAAGGTGGATGTTAAATTATCTGATGAAGAGAGTAAAGATGGGATTATTATAATAACAAGAAAGAAGTTAATAGTTGATCAAATGGTTGGGTATATCAAGCTAGATGATAGGGTTTTTTATTCTGGAGATTAAGGGTTTTTTATGACTGCACAGGTTTTGAGTAAGCAACAAATAGATGATAACCTATCTTATTATGTTGATAATAAGGGTTCTATTGCCGTAGTCGTTTATGCCATAGTTAAAGATAGTAATGTTCCACTACGCATGGATATTGAGGCTCCAGCTCAAGTTGGTTTAAAGGATTTATTTTTAGGGGCAATTGCTAAAGAAATTATTGAGAACGATGATCTTTCTATTATTCCATTGTCATCAGCAGATGAACGCGGAAATGTTATATATCATTATGATCTTCAGGTGCCAGATGGATTGGCATGTTTAAATCAAGCTTTGGGCCAAGATGGTGAACAAGAGTTTGATTTTAATGTGCATAAGCTTGATGAAATAAGAGTTCTGCTTATTTGTATTGGCAATGCTGATAGGAAAATTATTTTATATAAAACGATGGCGCCAGTTAATATTTTTTCTCGTGACCATTTTTTCCTAGTAAAGTCAGATACTAGGCTTAAAGAAATTAAGGATGATTTCTTCAGGGTTAGTGGTAATTTTCAATTGATGAAAATTAATGGTGAAATCTTAGTTTTGGATTTAGCATTAATTGAAAAAATGATAAGTTTTCATGAGGTAATCAAGAAGGAAGCAACTCAGGGAATGGAAGCTATACGTGATATGAATATCTTATCGAATATTGATGTAATTCGAGAGTTAATTGATGATGTTAAATATGCAAGAAAATTAACTAGAATTGCTAAATCATCACCAGTAATCAAAGCTGGCATTGATAATCCTGGTATTATTCAGTTTTGTAAAACTTATCCGATTTTAAAGGGTCGCATTCGCTTTAACGAAGATGAAACAATGATATCTCTTGATACAAAAGTATCGAAAGATCTTTTTATTAAAGTATTGATGGACGACTTCCTCACTTCTCAATTGACCAAGTTTTACTATGATAGCATAGCTAAGGATGCCTTAATCTCTGAGGCTGAAAATGCATAAAATAATATTGTGGTGAATATTCACCACAATATTTTATCAGAATATCATTGAATCATAGTTCTTCTTTTATCTAAGTGAGTTGCATGATTATAAGTTCCTCTTATCGAGTTCTTATCAACATGCGCAAGCTGAATTTCAATCGATGCGCTTTCAAAGCCATCTTCATGCAAGACCGTGCTCATCATATGGCGGAAACCGTGCCCCGTTAGCCGGCCATGATAACCAAGCATCTTTATCACTTTATTAATCCTGGCATCACTCATTGGTTTTCTAACGTCGTTCCTGCCAGAAAACACCAGTTAATATTTTACTGATATCATCTTCAGTTTATTCAGAATCTCAACCGCTTGAGACGATAGCGAGACCAAATGAGAACGGCGCTTTTTCATTCGTTCTTTAGGGATTTCTCACAGAGCGTTATCCAAATCAAATTTACACCATGAAGCCTCTCTGAATTCAACGGTTCGGACACCAGTGAGCATAAGTAGCCTGAGTAGCATATTTAGTTAGCAAGCTTCCCTGATACGTATCAAGCGCTTCAACAAAAGCTGGAATCTCTTTTTCTGTCAGGAACGGGAAGTGATTCTGTTTTGGCTTGTTCAAAGCGATAGCTAAATCGGGAGCAAAATTGTATTTCGCTCGACCCGTTACTATAGCAAAACGGAGGACTTCACCACAGCGGCGGCGAATCTTGCTGGTTTGCTCTAACGCACCACGCTTCTCAATCTTTTTCAGGACGGCCAATAGTTCAAGTGGCTCAATTTACTCAATGGGGCGGTGGCCAACATAGGGGAAAATATCGCGCTCAAGACAGCCTAAAACTTCTTTAGCATAACCATCCGACCAGGTTGCCTTCTTGCCGCTGTGCCATTCTCTGGCAACGGCTTCAAAACTGTTCTCATGCGAGAAACGCAGCGCTATCTTATCGGCTTTACGTGCATCACTGGAGTTGATCCCCTTAGCCAGCATCGCATGTGCCTCTTCACGTCTACGGCGCGCTTCTGCAAGCGAAACTTCACCGTTGACGCCAAATGAAATCATCTTTGGTTTGCCAACAAAGCGATAGCGGCAGCCTTTAGCACCATTAACATCAACCAACAGCGATAGCCCTGCGCCATCGTTGAGCGTATAGGGCTTGTCTTGCGTATAGTACGTTTAATTTGAATATCAGATAGCAGTACGTGTATAGAAAAAAGATCGGACTAAGATATACGCAATTTTATACACATCAGTGTATAGATTCCATTGTACTTTACAGGACAGTGCTGGACATGAATTATGATTTATATTCATGTTTTGGAATGGTTTTTAGATTTTTTTAGACAAACTCAGGCTTGCAAAAATTGTCCCCTGCAAACACCAAATACGGCGAGCAGGGGATTGATTCAGAAAGGATAATTCGGATGTGAATTTTATTGTGCCCGCAGATATGCCCGCAAAGCGTCACGCGGCGGACTTCATCGGCTGACCGCAGGACTGTTTCCAGCATTTGTAATCTTTGTATTCCCAGCGGGATGACCGGCCGTATTTTTTCGGCGGTGGCAGATTGCCTTTCTGGATTTGCTTGTAGAAGTACCGATCGGTGAATCCAGAATCACTCACCATGAATTTCATGTCAACAAGGGAATCGTCGCGTAATTCCATATCTACTCCTTATACGGCCAGTTCCAGACCAGCACGATAAAAATAAAAACGACGAGCCACAGAGTGAACTCGCCGGGGGTGATGTCGCAGATGGTGTTCACATGAATTCACCTATGCTCGCCGCAAGACGTGTAATCGCCTCTCTCGTAAGTGCCACGATATTCCCCCCATCTAACTTAACGGTATAGCTACAAGCTCCAGCATGCTCAGACACAAGAATTACCTCGGGGCCATAATGGATGCTCATATCCATCTCCTGGGCTAACTGGAATGCATCATCATTTCTTGCGAGAGGATTCCATGGTGTGTAAACGACGGGGTCTATCAATGCGTTTCCATGAGCATCAAACCCGAATGTCCGATGTCCGGCGGCCTTCGCTGCCAGTTCTAAAATCTTTTCGTCAGACATAACAACTCCTCACGCAGAGCGCGATAGTGAATAGGGTGTGTGGGGGTTACTTCAGGGTGATGTGGGGGATTTTGCCTGCGGCTATGGCGTCGTAAATCAGGTCGGCGCTGTGTCCGTTACTGGCAGATGATCTGCACAGTTCCGCGATGGCATTCTTTGTCTCCTCACGCTTGCGCTCTGCTTCGGTGAAGATAGGGCGGAACTCATCAACCCACGCTGGCCTGCTCGTTTCTACGTCGTAAACCAAGCATTCATTTTCTGCAATAGCTTCCCCAGCTGCGACAACTTTAACTCTCCGCCATTTCCACGGATTACCAATTTCCTGTGGCATTTTTGCCTCACACTCACATCCAACCGGCGGCAGACCTTCACCATTCCATTCAATGCTCATGCCACTCTCCTGTGCTGCTTAGCGCGCTCAATGCGCTCATAGTCATCCTTGCATTCAGGGCAACAGAAGAATCCTTTCTCCAGCTTCTCACCGCAATCGCCGTTCTGGCAGGTGCCGGTAAATGTCATAGTTGGTCGCGGCCTGTTGGCCAGAGCTATTTCAATGTTGAGCATCTCCAGCTCAGCGGCATTATCAATATCGTCTGCATGCATGGTGGTTACTCCGATCTTTGGCAATAAAAAACCCCGCCGAAGCGAGGTCAGTTAATTCGTGAATCAGTAGTTAAACTTTAGGCTTCACATATACGCCATAAAGGTAAGGAGCGTTGCTGGTGAATCCCGTCGGGTCGACCTCTACAACAACAAATTCCCTCTCGGCATCTTCAACATGAAGCTTGATGACATCGCCAAATTTTGGCTCATCATCTAGTGTTAGCGGATAAGTTTGCTTTGTATCAGCAATAGCTATCATGGCTTTTACGCTCATCACTTCTCTTCCTTCTGATAAACCGGGTCAGTGCCGCGCGGATACTGCAGCGCAACGTTCCTGTAATGCTGCAATCTCTTCCTGAAATAATCCTTTAACGCTTCCGGCTGCTGCATCTCCACCTCCACGGCGATAACCGGCATATTCATACGCTCCTTGTACGCTACTCCTGACGCGGCTAAATCAACGTTAATCCTGTCGCGGTCGTCTCTGCTGCGTGCTGCTAGATTATGTGACATTGCGATGTCCTCCTGTGGGGAGTATACGCCAATTAAGGAAGGGTATTAGTGGTCAGAATTTACTGGCCGGGCGGTTGTCTCCGCTTACGAAAAACCAAGCCCGCAAAAGGTCATCGGTGAGGTCGCAATTAAGGAGAAAGTTATGGAATACCCCACCACACACAACCTCGACAGCTTCAAGGTTATCGTCAAGTGAGTAGCAGGAGTGCGAAATTTGGCTCACTTCATCCAGACGGAAATAGTGGGTTTTGCTTTTACTGTCGCACACCATGGCAATTGAAGCTTTGCCGCCCTCAAAAAGTACCTGCTGTTTCATTTCGCCTCCTCAATGTTGCGCAGGATGGCGGCGCGGCAGGCGTTCCAGCCATGCTCGACGCCAATATCAAATAACGAATCATCATCAAAATCTGCATCTCTCGGGAAAACATCCGGCACCAGCTCAGTCAGGTCAGCGGCCGGCGCGGGGCGCAGGTACAACTCTGTGCCATCCTGAAAGTTTTCCCAATCAGCCTGGTCATGCAGGCAAACCACGCGAGCATTTGGGTATTCGTTATTATCGGATAATTCTCCGCGGTCAACGCGTCCAATGGGCTGCGCGGTCAGGGCGGCCAGCGCGACACGCATGGTGTTCAAGTGCATTGCACTGTCTGAGTCCAGCCCGAAAGGAATTTCATCGCACACATTTTGCAGCTCATCAATCTGAGGCTTTAGCCACTCAATCAGCGCCTGCTTCTGCTCTTCGGTCATGATGGCTCTCCTGCGCGGAGTTGGTGGGCCATATTCAGGAAGTGAGCAGCTAAGTTGCGGCGGTCGCGAACGCAATCGTCATAACCTTTCAACTGCCTTTTGCCAGCAGACATGTTGATTAAGGCTGCGACTTTTCCAAGCTCATCAGCCCGAACCGAGTTTATGAACGCGTCGGTAGCTGGGGTTTTAGGTACGGACGCTAACTTATCTTCGGCATTAGCCCATGAATTCCAGTGCTCAACCGCTCCAGCGGATGCGCTGAAATAACGGGAAAGCGCCGCATTCTCAGCGGCCAGCGCGTCACGCTGTGCTTGCAGGGCTTCATAGTCATCAATCCGGACATAGATGCCATCTTCATTTTCTTCGCAGTAAGCATAAGGCTTATATGGCGTAGAATTTATAACCGGCTTGAATCGCTTAACTTTACTCATTCTCTTACCCCTTATGCCGCTGTCAGGATCAATGCCGCGGCGAAAATAGTTAGTCCAGGCAGCCCTGATACCAGCCACGCTTAATGAGGCGCGCCCGCTTTTCGGCTGCGATGATGTTTTGCTGGCGCTTATCTTCACCGCGTTCAGCAAGTGACCGGCGGCTGATGAGCATGGTTTGCGGTCGGGTTGGAGTGAGGCGGCTTGTGCTGATAAGCGTGTAGGTGTAATCAGTGCATCCATCTACCGGCACCGGGTTGGCTGCCTCAATCACCGCTGTTTTACCGCGCAGGCATCCACGCATCAGTCCGTTAAACTCACCGAGAGTCATATGAAAAAGGGCGCTTAATTCGCGCCCTGTCATACTTCTCTTGGATAGCTGCCAACACACTCGCTCTTTGAAGCCTGAGTTAGGGTGAGCATTACGCCGATAAAAGTTGTGAGTTTTCATTTTTGAATTCCTCAAATACTTTTTCGATATGATTTTTTCTCGCCTCAATAGCCATCTCCATAGTTTTAAAATGGCCGATTGAGGTGTACTTTCCGTTTAACGTGCCACGGGCCTCCCAGGGGTTTTTAAGCCCCTTCCTGAACCTGACTCCAGCGACTCCAGACTTCGTTTTAGTTTTGTGGATATTCATCATGTTAAGTGAATCGGATACCCACCTGAGATTTTCATGATGATTGTTTCTTGGATTACCATTCGCGTGGTCAACAACAAGCCCTTCGCTCCTTCCTGAGCAAAACGCAATTGCCACTAACCGATGAACCTTAATGGTCTTTCTGTTTTTATTGCCGTACATGTTTATACAGAAATATCCAAGATCATTTTTTCTCTGCTTCAGGACGCGTCCTTTTTTTAAATATGGCACCCTTCCATCAACCTCCATTATTCTGGAAAGGCTTCTCACTCGGCCAAAGTTTGATACTTGATAAAACTGTTCAAATCCTTCAACAGGCGCCCATCTCTCAACCTCCCCCTCTGAAATCCATCGCAATATTCCAACATACTGGCAGCTAGCCTTATTGCGCCGGTACTGAGCGAGCTTTCGCATGGTTAATCCCCTCCATCTCCTTCCAGAACGCTGTACTCAGCGCTCAAGACTGATGCGTTATCCTGGTCAACATCGCTTTCGGCCTTCTCATCTAACACCACGGCTTTCTGCATCTCGATACTGACCGGCAGGTATTTGAACAGCCGGCGGATGACGGTCTTCTTCGCCATCTCTTCCCAGTGCGTGACCCAAGGGCCGTTGGAGGATGCCTTGCTCTGAGCCTTGACCTTTTCCACCTGCTTAGCGGTCATGACCTCAAACTGAGTGCCGCCATCTTTCAGGCGGGCCACGGCGTATACATGCGTGATTGGTGCGTCTTCATTTTCGCCCGGGCGGTGAACCAGATTTTCGTCCAGGCCGTACTCGAAACTGAATTCATCATCTGCACGAACCACGCGGGCTGACAGGCTGACTATTTGCCCTGAGCGACGAGCCAGGTCAATCATGCCGCGGTAGCCGATAATCAGCTGGACGTTAGACTGTCCTGATTTCGATCGGCCATTGCCGAACGGAAGCAGATAGGCATGCCCCAGCGCGCTACCCGGCTCTAATCCCAATTGAGAACACTGCACCACCGCACCGATGAAGCTGCTCTGGTCACACTGCGCCAGTTGTGGCGTTTTACGAATCTCCGTAGTGACAATGCGAATCATGCGATCCGCTGTCATGTGCCGGGGCAGTGCCGCCGCCAACTGGCTTTTCATGGCTGGCTGATTCATGAATCCAACAAGCGTCTGCTCAGGCGTTTTATTGGCAACCTGCTTGCTCTGCTGCGTCTTCTGCAGGTCAGCGCTGGCGATAGGTGGCTGGTTACTCATTCCTTAACTCCTTCGCCCAAAAGGGCAGTGATAGGGTTGCGATGCCCGGCCATTCATTCCGTGACAGGCATTCTGCGAAAGTGTGGATATTGCGTTTGTACTCAGCCCGCCCGGCATCCTTTGCCTGCTGGTCCATGATGAACACCTGCACCGGGTAGCGACCGCAGTCAATTGACGTGCTTACAGCAAGGAACGCGAAGGTGGGGGTCTCATGGAAGTGCGATTCATAGCCATCTGAGTAGAAGGCGTCCTGAACGTGATAGCGGTATGAGTAAAAGTCTTTCTGAAACTTCATGATGTCGGCCGTGCTTTTCACGTCCACGCACCAGTTGAATTCCGTGATTATCTTGTCGGGCCGGCAGCGAGATAAAACGCCGGCGTCGTGGTCATTCCAGTAGATGCTCGCCTCTGCATTCCCCTGAGCTTCGAGCATCCATCTTGCAATCGGGTGAGCCATAGCGCTGTCCCGCATCAGCTTCAACTTCCTGTTGTCATCGTGCGTGATGGGCGTGATCCCTTCAGCCTCACAGCGCTCAATGAATTCCTTCTCCTTCTCTTTTCCCGCGGTCGTCCTGCGGTTAACTTCCGGTCCAATCTGGAAGCGCTTGCTGAACTCATCCGGCTCCAGCAGTAGGCAGTGCAGTGCGGTACCTAAATCCAGCGCCGCCGTTTTCTCCTCATCGACAGGGGCATGTTTTCGCCACTGGTAAATGGCAGGGCTTACGGCTATGTCATCAAGCTGTGATTTGCTTATGCCGGCACCGCGGTGGTAGTCCTCGTTGCTGATATCGAAGTAGATGCCATGCTGCATTACGCCGCCTCCTGATTTCTATGTTTGTTGCGGTAAATCCCGATCGCAATTTCACGCCGCGCAACCCGCACCATCGCTTCACGTAAAAACGCCTCAGCGGCTTCGTGCTGCTCGTCGTCTTCATCGAACATCTCAATGGCCGGGTAGTCGTAATGCTTCGTCAGGAAGGCGCACAGAGCAGGCATTAGCGGGTTCGTCTTGTGCTGGTTCATTCTCGCATCGACTTCAGCGGCGATGAACTCCAGTTCGCTCTCCGGCAGGCTGTCGGCGATATCCTGCACCTCATGCCGGGCTGTTCTGTTCAGTCTCATTTCTTCTCTCCCAGTCCGAGGCTTTTCAGCATCAGGTTGATGAAGGTGAAATCCTTTGAGTTCTCCAGCATCTTGCGCTGGCGCTCTAACTCTTCCTGCTGCTTCTGGTAAGGCAGGGTGGGTGATTGAGTCTTCACGGATTGCCCTTCTGCGATAAGACCTGCAACAGGCGCTCCCAAAGCTGCTGTAAGCGGCTCTTGGGCTTCCACGACATAACGTCAGCGCCGGTGAGTTTGAAATCGAACATGGTGTTTTTGGGGCAGCCCGATGCCGCCCCAGCAATTGCGAGTTGCATGGGGATACTCCGTTGAATGGGTTAGGTTGGTGCAAAAAAGAAGGCCGCACTAAGCGGCCAAATCGCATCCTGTTCTGTCTCTATCATTTGAAACTTCACAGCGTTGGTGCGTAGCACCTCAAAGCCGTCTGAGTAGGCGGCTTTACGGTGTCACTCAGTTGGTGCTGGATATGCGCACCATTGCTTTATCTTCACTTCAGACTCATCAATGCCTGCAATCTGAAAAACCCACTTCCATTCGCCTGTCGGGATGCCCCCAGCACCAAACCACAAAGCCCGCCATGCAATCAGAACACCCTCTCCGTTAAGGTCATTCACCAAAACCTGCTGCTTTGCTTCAGGCAGGCTTTCATTGCAATTAATCCACTCCATTCTCTTCTCCTGTCCAGTGGTTACTGGCCCCGGGCGCGTAGCATTGCGTCGGCCATTTTGTAGGCACCCTTAGCCAGTTCATCTTCTGCACCATCCAGACCGCCAACGATGCAAGGTGCGGCCGCTGTCGAGATATACCCATGCATTGCCTTTGCTGCGAAGTAATCGCGCAGCGCCATGCCCTCCGTGCGAACGTTCTCGTTAACCCAGTGAGCCTCAGTGGTTGGGAAGGCTGTGATTGGATAGTCGCTCATCGCATCAGTCCTTAATGAATTCGGTGGTTGGAAACCCGAGCTTTGACTCAAGCAGCTCTGCATGGCCGCTGGTTACGATTGCGACATGGTGAGGATGTTCATTTTCAGCCAGCCACTTAATCAGTGGTTTCGCTGCCTCTTCGAACGACTTAATTTTTTCATTGCTCATACATTCCCTCCTGCTATAAACCCCAGCCCCATCAACACACCAATAGCTATCCAGCCGATAATCCAGTCAGCGTTGCTCATGGAGCCTCCAGATATGAAAAAGCCGCTCAGTGGCGGCCGCAGCTACCTGCTTTGCTCTCGATAGAGATACTTTGCCTTTGCCCTGGCATACTGTTTGCTGTGCCCCTTTCTGACGAGGTCCGCAGTCTTCGAGTCAATCCATTCGCGTTTCCATGCTTTACTGCCTCCGGGGTACCACTCTTTGGTGTCTCTGCTGTTCACGCTCACTTCCTTCTGCTCATCAACGAGCCGTTACGATGTCTTTTGAGTTGCGATAGCCTGCAGCGAATATCGCGATTTCTGGTAAGCACTGTGATGTGCTCTCATGCCTGTCACGCAGAGAAGGGGAGATAACTGCTTTCTCTACTCTCTGGTTACAGCTGGATAAGGTGCTGACGATGCGGCGCTCGAAGCGTGTCTGCTCGATAGCCTCTGATGCTTTACGGGCGTTAAAAGCCGCCATACGACGCTGATTTCTGTTCATCAATTTGCTCCACTGCGCTTGGCTGCTTTGGCGCGTTGTTTTTTCAATACGCGGCGGTAATTGCGATCGTTCTGGTTACGCATCGACTCCCAAAGGTCGTATTCACGATAAGCAGATGACTTCTGATAATTTTCGTTCATGGGTATTCCTCGATGAGTGCTTGGGTGGTGAAGGCCGGACGCTACCCCGGCGATGTGTTCAGGCATGGGCGTCACCATTACCTTGGGCCACCTGCCTGCCCAGCCACGAATTGCTTGTGTTCGTGCGCCACGTTGCGTGTCTTCGATTTTCCACGCCGCTTCACCCCGAAGCACTCGCCTCGGCCTGTGTATTCACAGGGTCATATTGTTAAAGAGCTGATATCCGTTTCTTGTTTCTCCAGCGTCCTGCTGATGGATGTATTTAAAACCATGGTTGTAATTATGTCAACAACTATGGTTGTAATAAATATCAATATGGTTGTTTTGTGGTTGTTTCAGAAGGGAAAATAGTTTTGAAAAAAATAGAAGGGTAATAAAAAACCCGCCGAAGCGGGTTAGTTGGAGGGGTTACACGTCCAGAACGGACCACCAGAAGACGCGGCCCATCACCTCGACCTTGTTCTCTGGCATTTCTTCATCTGCATATTCATCGCGGTTAAAGCTTCGGACAACGATCATGCCACCAGGCCTTCGATAAAGTTGCTTTATCCGCTTCAGGCCATCCTGATTGATAGCATAGAGCTTGCCATCGATAATCTTTTTGTTGTGGCAATCCACTGCAACGGTAGTGCCGCTCGGGATGATCGGCTCCATGCTGTTGCCGTATGCAGGGAAGCATATTACGCCATCTCCGCTGGAGTCAGCGCCCACCTTGCGCAAAGTCGATTTAGAGAAACGAAGCATAAACCCGTTGTTATCCTCTTCCGCAAAGCTTCCGTGTCCGGCAGCCAGCTCAATATCCTTGTAATACGGTACCTCGACTTCGTCAGAGCGCAAAGGGGTGTTCAGATCCCAGGGGTCGACGGGCACAACATCATAGCTGCCCGGAATTTCACTCACGCGAGTTGAGGACTTCATGTCGCCGTTCTCGTCAGATAGCCACTCGGGCCTTACATCTAACGCACGGGCAATTTCTACCAGCTTGGTCGAGCTCTTAGCCTTACCAGATGTCAGCTTTTGGATGGCAGCCTGGGACACGCCGATCCGCTCAGCAAGTGATGCCTGAGTAATATTTGCGTCGCGCATAGCGACTTTAAGTCTATCAGCAAGTGTCATTTTCATGCCGCTAAAATACAACCGCAGTAATATCGAATCAAACAACTAAAGTGGTTGCATAATAACAACCATAGTTATATATTTATCCCATATTACAACGGAGGTGGTTTTATGAACCCAGTGATTAAAACTGCCATTGCAATTGTTGGCACGCAGAAAGGATTAGCTCAAGCGTGCGGCGTTAGTCAGGCGGCCGTTCAGAAATGGCTGCACAACAAAGCAAAGGTAGCGCCACAAAACGTTGCTTCTCTGGTAGAGGCAACTAAAGGGAAGGTTAAGGCATATCAGGTTCGCCCAGACCTCCCGGACTTGTTCCCGCATCCTAACAAGGCTGCATAGTTTTTCCGCTCTTTATCAATCTGACCTCCCTCGGAATACCAGGGAAAACCGAAGTGACTTGCTCACCGCAATGTCACGTAACTACTTAACCAACAAACGGAATACTAACTGATGGAACGCGCAAAGAAACGCAACGAGGCACTGCGCATTGAAAGCGCCTTGCTTAACAAGATCGCCTTAATCGGCACAGAGAAAGCTGCTGAAGCTGTCGGGGTTGATAAAGCTCAGATAAGCCGGTGGAAACGAGACTGGATCCCCAAGCTATCAATGCTTCTTGCAGTACTGGAATGGGGTGTTGTGGATGACGAGATGGCTCATTTAGCCAGACAGGTGGCAAGCATTCTCACCAAAGAAAAAGCGCCGAATGCTGGAACATTCGACGCCTGATAGCAATTTGCGAACACAAATAACTGGAGGAAATTATGCCAGGACTAACTGGATATGTAAACAGTAAAGGGGGCAGTTATGTCAACTGCTGAACTCTTTGATTTCAACGCAGCTCGCAAACACAGGAGCGCAAGGATGGAAAACCAAAAGCAGGGGCATTTTGCACTGTTCCGGAGTCTTCTGTCCAAGGACTGGGCCAAAGATACAGCCAAGCTGGCAATGTGGATTCGGCTTATCGGTGAGGCTTCCTACAGGCCACGCACAGTAGAGTTTGCTGGCAAGGAGTGGAATCTTCAACCCGGCGAACTGGTGACCACAGCGGCGATTATGGGCCGTAAATTACGTGATCAGGATGGCACGGAAAAGAGCCCGCAGGCGGTGACCAGAATGATTAATTTCTTCGCCAGAGAAGGGATGATCACCACCAAGGGAACCCGCTTTGGCACGGTGATCACCATCACGAATTATGCCGAATATCAGGTCATTTCAGCCGATGAACCTCGCGAAAGACCATCCGATAACAACAAACTCAGCACTGGCGCGGCTTTGAATGCTGTACCCGATGAACCATCCGATGAACCATCCGATGAACAGAACAAGAAGTTACTAGAACAAGAACTAAAAGATAAAACCCCCCATACCCCCAAAGGGGGCTTGGAAGGTGATCAGGTTAAACCTGAAAAGCGTCGGGCAGAGCGAATTGATTACGAATCTTACCTGGTTGCCTACAACGAGGAAGTTGGTGAAAAACTTCCACACGCTGTATCAGCCAACACCCAGCGTCAGCGCCGCCTGAAAAAACTTATCCCTCAGCTCAAAACCCCAAACGTTGCCGGGTTCCGGTCTTACGTTCGCGCATTCGTCTGCCAAGCTAAGCCGTTTTACTTCGGAGCAAATGAATCTGGCTGGTCAGCAGATCTGGATTATCTCCTGCGTGAAACAACGCTCACCGGCGTCAGGGAAGGCAAGTTTGCAGACCACAAGGAGCCAGCATGATTAATACCGATATCGAAGCCAGCGTAATTGGCGGCCTGCTGATTGGCGGATACACGCCGGATGCCAGCGACGTCATCTCAACACTGGACGAAAGCGCATTTAGCGTAGACCTGTACCGCCGCGCATTTGGCGAGATTAAGCGCCAGGCGAAACAACGCAGCCTGATTGACGGGATGATGGTTGCCGAAGCCATGGGTGATGAGTATTTCGGTCACGTCATGGAAACCATGCGCAAATGCCCGTCAGCAGCAAACCTGAAAGGCTATGCCCGCGTGGTGGCCGACTATCACAAGGTGCGCCGGTTTACTGAGCTTATGGAAGCTGGCAAACGTGAAATAACTTCAGCGGGTAACCACGAGATTGCTCTGAACGCTATCAGCCAGTTCATGGCATCACTCACCGATATCGACCGCCCTGGTGATGAAATCAGGCCTATGCATATCCGTGACGTTCTGGACGGTTATCAGGAGTTGCTTGAGAAGCGCGTTCGTCAGGGTGAAGAGTCCGACACACTGAAAACGGGCATTCCTGAGCTTGACCATATCACCGGTGGCATCAACTCCGTCGACCTGGTCATCGTTGCTGCGCGACCTGGCATGGGTAAAACGGAATTCGCGCTTACCGTGGCTGAAGGTGTAGGCCGGCAGAAGTTACCGGGCAGCAGTCAGAAGCGCGGCGTGCTGATTTTCAGCATGGAGATGGACGCTAATCAGGTGGTTGAGCGGCAGATCGCCGGTGCAGGAAACCTGCCAGTCTCAGCACTGCGCAACCCTGCGAAGATGAACGATGAAGGATGGGCGAAGGTAACAAACGGACTTGGGCGCCTGTTAGATCTGGATGTGTGGATTGTCGACGCCAGCAAGATGAACGTTGAGCAAATCCGTGCCATTTCAGAACGGCATAAGCGCAAAAATCCGGCGCTGTCACTCATCCTGGTGGATTACCTCGGACTGATTGATAAGCCAAAGGCTGAACGTAACGACCTCGCTATTGCACACATCTCCGGCAGCCTGAAGCGCATTGCAAAAGACCTGAAGACGCCGGTTATGTCCCTCAGCCAGCTCTCCCGCGATGTTGAGAAGCGCCCGAAAGGTCAGCGCCGCCCGACCAACGCCGACCTGCGCGACTCCGGAAGCATTGAGCAGGACGCCGACAGCATCATCATGCTCTACCGCGAAGCCGTCTATGACGAGGAGTCACCCGCTGCGGACTATGCAGAAATCATCGTCACCAAGAACCGCTTTGGACAGCTCGGAACCGTTTATCAGGCTTTCAACAACGGACACTTCCAGCCAACGGATCAGGAAGCCGCAGCAAAACTCTGCCGCGCCCGCCCTGAGCAAACCCAGCAAGAATCACGCCGCTACAACAAAGGGGCTGACGTATGAATTTAACCTACGAAGATACAGAAGTGATTGCAGCATATCTCTGCGCAGACCGACCACAGTACAGAGGTCCGGTATTCATCGACCTCAGCAAGCTGGAAGACCTGCATATGCGTAGTGCTCAGGCTCACGTTCGCTACGCACTTATGTTTGCATCCGGAAAGTGGACATCCACCGGGAGGGCAGCATGACACAGGTAACTCAACTGGTAATCACACCACCGCTGATGCGCCAGGCCCGCAACATGACGCTGGCAATCATCGACCTGGCTAAGAAGCGAGACCTGACGCCGGAGCAGTTCCGGGACCGCCTGCACGCTATCGACATGCTGGCACGTGAAGCACACGACACGATTGTTGATGCTGAGTTTGAGCAGGAAGACAAAGGGCAGAAACGGGGAGGCTTTTGATGAAACCAGCAAATTTTGCACCGGTTTACTGTTCGATTTATCCGGCGCTGGCAGAGATAGCCAGAAAGCACGGATACGCAATGGCAATACACGGCACCATGGCGCGTGACTTCGATCTGATATGCATTCCATGGGTTGATGAGCCGTCTACACCTGATGCCGTTGTCCAGGAAATTACGGCCACATACGCAACAACCGAGATTACACACCCCAGCCAGAAACAGCATGGGCGTATGGCTTATTCGGTTTGCTTCGGTTTTGGTGAATTCTTCGCCGACCTGTCATTCATGCCTCGCCTGACAAAGCAAAAACTTAAGTTCGATCCACATACAGTGTTGCGGACATATGAGTTTTTGGACCTTCTGGACGAGCTTGGAATTCCATACGAGGTGGACCAATGAAAAAGCTAACCGCTGAGAAGTGCAGAGAGTTCATTAGTGTATTCAAATCGCTGGAAAAAGAAGGTCATCTGGCATTGACCAGTGGATACCACCTGCAAGCCCTTGAGATTGCACTCCCCATACTGGAGCAGCAGGAGCGGGGATGTCAGAAGTGTGGCGGAACAGGCGAGATGGACAGCGGCGGAAGTCAGCCATGGGGCGAGCAAATTCTAATCCAATGTGATTGCAAACTTGAGCAGAACGAGCCGGGTGAGGGTGATTGGATTGAGTGGAACGGTGGGAAACAGCCGGTTCCTTCATCCACGCCTGTGGAGGTTAAGTTTAGAAACGGTGCAATGAACACCGAGGAACCGGCAGGCTGGTGGCGCTGGGAGTGCACACCAGACAACACGAGATACTGGGACATCATCGCCTACCGCATCATCCCTGAGCAGCCCACCAATCAGAACGGAGAGCAGTGATATGGGTAATTCAGAGCGAAATATGGCGCTTGAGCTGCGCTTACGTGAGCAACGTAACTTTGAAGAATGGATCAGTCAGGACACATCACTGGGCTGGAAATCTCTTGATGGAATCCGTAATGAGCAAGGTCTGATGATATATGACTGCACCGACATTTTTAATAAGTGGTCTGGATGGTTAGCTGCTCGGACCGGACAGCATGCATGGGAGAAATCATGAACAACGTAATCCCCTTAAAACGCTCTGAGCACGTCATATCTGACGCTGAACTGGATAAGCTGGCAAATGACCTTACTGTTATCGCCACGCGCTATGCAGGCTTTATGTCACTCCCTGCAGCTATCCGCAAAACCCTTAGCGACGCATTAAAGCGAGACAAACGCGATGGAGAAACAAACCTACATCCTGCGGGATAACCGAATACGGCAAAATTGCTTAGAGGCTATCCAGCAGATATCAGCGAATAACCAAACCCCTCTTGTAGTAACCATCTCCGAACGAACCAGATCCCTCGAACAAAACGCTCTCTTATGGGCATGCCTGCATGACGTATCAGAGCAGGTCATCTGGCATGGGCGGAAGCTGGCTCCGGAGAGCTGGAAGCACCTGTTTAGCGCGAGCCTAAACGGACAGGAGGCGGTGCCGAATCTGGCGGGGAACGGCTTTGTAGTCCTCGGTAAATCAACAAGCAAAATGCGCGTCAGTGAGATGCGAGATTTAATCACCTTAATCCATGCCTTCGGTGCCGAGCAGAACGTCAGGTTTAGCGACGAGTCAGCGCGTGCGGCTGAATGGGCTAACCGCTTCGGAAAATAACATGACCCCCTTTACTGAAATTGGCGCAGCTATCGAAGAGGCTGCGTGGCTTGCTCACGTCCATAACAAATCGCACTGCGTTTATCAGCGCTTTGACGGACTGATGGAAGTGACGCCAGAGAACCATGACCGAAACCCCATGTACACAACCGGCGCGCCCGGTGTCGTGACTACTGAATACAGGAGTGCAGCATGATAAACACCTGGAGCCGCGAACATCTCGACATCCTCACCAGAGACTACGCAAATGCATCGACTGACTTACTGGCAATCATGTTCGATAAACCCCGCCAGCAGGTCACAAACAAAGCCCGCGAGCTGGGGCTACGCAAAGCGCCTCAGTATCTGGAGACAGTAAGGGCAGCAGCAGGAATGCAGAGCTGGAGGCATCATGCGTGAATCCTGGTTCTGTCACGACCCTGTCGACCTCGACACCGCTAACGAACTCCTTTCCCGATACGCCTCTCGCAACATCAAAACTCAGAAGATACTCGCAACCGACCCGCGCCTCTGGCTGGTCAGCGCGCTTCTACCTGAGTTCCGGAACGAGCCAATACCGAGCAGGCAGTATAAAAACCCAATGTGGAGCTGAAGATGAATTTTATTTTCCTGATTGTGGTTATGTCATCGAATACCGCCAATCAACAGCTGATACCTATGGAGTCCATGCAGCAATGCAGGGCAGCAATCAAATCCATGGAGTTAGTCAAAGAAAAACGGACCGGTTGGAATGATTACAGCCCGAGGGTTGATAGCGCTCACTGTGTTGAGGTGCCGCGATGAAAGAACGCTGCTGCCGCTGTCACATAACACTCACCTCAGAAGACAAGTATCACTACGGCCAAAATTGTGAAAATTGCGAGGTAGATTACCGCTATGAAGACCATGAACGAGGCCAGCCAATTAAGTCAGCCTACTGGCGCTGGCGAGCAATCTGCTTCTGTGTGCGCTTTCTGTTCTGCGGCGCTGCCAGAGTCGGTGGTTTATTGCTGCACAAGCTGCGAAATAAACCTGATGCAGGATCCCAATTACCGGATGTGCGGAGAGAGCCATGAGTAAATTACGCAACGAGGCGCGGGGCAGGGAGTGCCAAGTCAGGCTGCCGGGCATATGTAACGGCAATCCTGAAACAGTCGTACTCGCGCATTACCGCATGGTTGGTATCTGCGGAACCGGTATGAAGCCAGATGATCTGTTTGGAGCATGGGCCTGTTCAGGTTGTCACGATGAGATAGATCGGCGCACGCGTCGCTGTGATGTCACCGAGGCGCGCATAGCCCATCTGGAAGGCGTTATTCGCACACAGAACGCGCTGCTGAGGGAAGGGAAGGTGAAGCGATGAACGAATACCGAATAGAGCTGCCGTGGCCGCCCGGAAATAATCACCTCTTCTCAGTATTTCGCGGCAGGAAAATCAAAAGCAAGAAAGGCAGGGAATATACCACCGCAGTAACCAGACAAATCACCGAAGCAAATCAGCAATACCAACTGGCCGGCAGGCTGAAAGTAAAAATCCTCGCATATCCACCTACACGCGCCCGGCGTGACCTGGACAACCTATTCAAGGCCCCCCTCGACTCACTCACCCAAGCAGGCGTCATAGCTGATGACAGCCTGATTGACGATGTGCGCATGGTTCGCTGCGAGGTGGTGAAGGGCGGCAGGCTGGAAATCATCATCACAGAGATGGAGGCATCATGAAATGTAAAGTTGAAGGGTGTGACCGTGAGTGCAAGCACTATCCGGGGAAGGGAATATGCCAGATGCACTACTTCAGGATGATGCGCTATGGCACCTATGAAAAAACAAAGGTTGGCAAGAGAAAAGAGCGAACGGAAAATGACATGGGCTATCAAATGCTTCATCGCCCAGACCATCCATTGGCAATGGCTAATGGATCAGTTTATGAACACCGTGCTGTCGTATATGAAAGGTACGGAGAGGTTCTTCCTGACTGTGAGTTATGCGGGAAAAGACTCACCTGGGAAACGGCCCACATAGATCACATCGATGAAGACGTAAGAAATAACCATGACAGTAATCTGAGGCCGCTTTGCAATCCATGTAATACGTTACGCGGGCGATACAAGTACCCGGAACATTTACGAAAAGGAAGAATAGCTCTCACTTTTGAAGGTGAGACTAATACCGCAAATGAATGGGCGAGAGACCCAAGGGTAAGTGTGACTAACACGACTATCACCCGAAGGAAAAGAGAAGGGATGTCAGATTATGATTGTCTGTTTGCTCCCAAGATAACGCATAACGGCAGACTCCCAGTAAAGAAACCAACCCCACCAAAATACACTCGCAAAAACAGCATCACCCTCGAATGGAATGGAGAAAGAAAAACCGCTGCCGAATGGTCGAGAGACCCGCGCGTGAGCGTTAGTGATGGAACCATTCGTAACCGCGTAAAAGCGGGAATGAGCGTTCAAGAAACTCTCTTTAACCCACCGGACATTGGCGGCTGGAGAGGCGGCGAAAAGAAAGAGGAGCGTGCAGCATGACCGAATACCTCAGAGAGAAGTGGCTCCGTCTTCGCATCCTCAAGATGCGCGGCATGTACGAGATCAACTACCGGATAATCCGCAACACGGCGAAAATGATGGGGGTTAAGCATGCGCATTGAGCGTGACTATCAGCAAATCGTCAGATTGTCAGGCGTAAGAACCGCAGCGGATATGCGCCGGTTATTCGGCAATGGCTGGAAGACCATCAACAAATCGCAGCAGGCATGGATACGTCATCTGCTGGGCGTATGGGGCGATCACCTGGGCGGAGAAGATTACGACCGTGCAGAGGTGAACGTGATTGGCCGACTGATGATGCGATGCGAATGGAGTGAGCAGAAGGGTAAGCAGATAGAGAAAATCGTGTCACAGCTGCATTGTGAAGGGTTGCGAGGTGAAGAACTGTTTCGCAAGGCGCGTGACCTGCTGATCCCTCAATCATCAACGGCAAACATCATCGCTCTCGCCAAAGAATCAGATGATGCCGCCTTTGTTGAATCAGTCATGATAAAGACGTTCGGTAAGGATAACCCGCTTCGTAATGTAGCCAGATTACGATACTGCAAACGCAAGAGCGTGCAAAACATCGGCTCATCGCTGATTTATTACTGCAGAATCTCACCCAAAGAGGCCCGGAACAGAATGGAATGGGCCATGGATATACTCGAAGGAGAAATGTTTTACGCAATTAAGCGAGAAATGGAGAAGGAGATTCTTAAAATCGCTGCGTGATTATACAGAATAGCACGAAATGACAAAGACAAAGGGCAAGCAACCTGGCACATTAACGGCATGATCGGGAAGTAAAGCGAACAGATCGCAGCTTTACCGGTCAGTTGCATAAATGTGGATGCCAAGAAGCCTCGCGACCTCACCAGTCGGCGGGGCTTTTTTATTTTCTCATCCTCTGCAGCGGATAAACCTTACCGCATACCCTATAGCGGATAAGTAACATCACTAAACTATTTCAAAGGTCAGCCATAGAGCTGGCTTTTTTCTCGTTTTTCGCCCCTGCCAATCAACTTCGACTCTCACCTTTTCCTGTGTGGCAACGGGCGATCTTTTATGCATAAAAAAATCCGCTCACTGGCGGATTATTTCTTATTGGCTACCCAACGGCGGTGCGGTGTTTTCTCTCGACAAGAAAAGACTAACCGGACTTGCTCAGTTCAGAAAGTAGACAATTCCTAATTGAGCCTGTCCCCGTAACCGGGGGTCACATGAGTATTGATATGAGCAAACTGGCATCAGGCGCAGCATATGGCGCATCTGCCGGGACGATTGCCAATGGTCTGCTGACCCGGTTAAGTCCCGATGAATGGAGTGCTGTAGGCGTACTGGCCGGTATTCTGGTCGCGCTCTTCACGCTCGGCATCAACTGGTATTACAAGCGCAAGACCACAATAGCGCAGATTAAAGCCCTTCAGCGCTGGCCCACTGCTCCAGACATCAACGAGGATTAACCCATGGCTATGTCAAACAGCCTGCGCAATAAGCTGATTGCTGTCGCGGGTGGCGGAGCTATGGCTATCGCTACGGTATTTCTCGGCGGAAAGGATGGTGTGGAGGGCAGAGTGTACGAGCCTTACAAGGATGTGGCTGGCGTCTGGACTGTCTGTGATGGTCATACCGGCACGGACATCATCAAAGGCAAGAAGTACACCGACCGCGAATGTGATCGACTGATGTGGAATGATCTGCAACCAGTCAAGAAAGCGGTTGATGGGATGGTGAAAATCCCGCTTGGCGAATATCAGCGGGCCGCACTGTACAGCTTCACCTATAACGTTGGCACCAGTGCGTTCTCAAAATCGACACTGCTTAAACGTCTGAATGCTGGCGATGTCGATGGTGCATGTGAAGAGCTTCGCCGGTGGATCTATGCTGGCGGCCAGAAGTGGCGGGGATTAATGAACCGTCGTGATATGGAGCGCACCATGTGCCTGGCGGAGAGCGCTGATGACCTCAAAGGCTAAAGTGCTCACTGCGTTCATCCTGCTGGTTCTGCTGCTACTAGCCACCTCAGTAGCGTTCGCGCTCTATTACCGCGGCAATGCCATTGACTACAAGGCGCAGCGTGACACCGCAACCAGTAACCTCAAGCTGGCAAATGACACCATCACCGACATGCAGGCACGCCAGCGCGATGTGGCCGCACTCGATGAGAAATACACGAAGGAGCTAGCCGATGCT